AGGTTTAGGTGAAGAATTGTATTCTGAATTACGTAATAAAGAAGGTAACTCTGTTACACTAGAAATATTTGACCCATCAGAAATTATACGTGGTGTGGTAGAAAGTATTAGTTATCCAGTAATACAAGATGTTAATAAAGGTTCAGATACACAGTATGCTGTACTTACAGTACGTGGTACTAGACAAACTATACTTGATGATGTAACTTCTATACACGTAACAGGTATTGCACCATATGGTATAATGAGGTTTGGAGCGTAATGGCAGATAGACAAACAAAGATAGTAAATTTTTACGAAAGCACATTAGCTGCATTATTAGCTAGTGGTGCTACGAGTGCTATATTAACTACAGCACCAACAACAAATGGAACTACAAAAATTAGTGCATCTTCAGGAGATAGTTCTACACATTATTTTTTAGTAATAGACCCTGACAACTCTGCAAATAGAGAGGTTATATTAGTTACACAATCAACTGATGAAACACTTACAACTATTACAAGAGATATAGAAGGTAGACATGCAACAGACCCTAACCATCAAGGAGGAACTACTGTACGTATGGCAGTACTTGCTGAACATTACATAGATATGAATGACAGAATTGATACAGGGGTTGCACAATTAGCAACTGCATTACAAACTTCAGATTTACAAGATGATGATACATTTGCTTCTGCTGCTGCAGATAAAGTAGCTTCTTCAGAAAGTATTAAAGCATATACAGATACTAAATTATCTTTATCAGGTGGAACTATGACAGGTGCTATAGTAGGTGCAGAACTTACTGATTATGCAGAAACTGATGTTGTATTGTCATCATCATCTGGTGTAGTAGCAATAGATTTAGCTAATGGTAATACAGGTTCATTAACACTTACAGAAAATGTAACTGACATAGACTTTACAAATGTACCTGCTAGTGGTGTTTCTACATTCACATTAAAAATTACACAAGATGCTTCTAGTGCATATACTGTAGCTATTAATGCTATTACAGTAAATGGTAGTGGTCACCAAACTGCAAAAACTCCTCTTGGTGGTTTAGGTTATACTATGACAGCGACAGCAAGTCGTACTGATATACTGGGATTTTTATTTTTTGACGCAAGCACAGATGTATATTTAAACGCTTTACAGGATTTTAATTAATGTCAATGTTAATGATGCTAAAAGAAGGTGGTTCATTACTTATAGATACTATTGGTAATTTACCAATTGATGAAGATTTAAATATAACAGATTTGCTTAAATTTATATTAGCTAATGGTAGTACAGATAATATTGCAGTAGCTAACAATTTATTAAGTTTTACAGAATATAATGGTACAACAGATAATATTTCTACAATGGGAGGAATATTGAGTTTTACTAAGTATGATGGTACAGTAGATAATATAAATTTAATTAATTAAGGAAGATAAATGGCAGAGTTTAGACCAGTACACGCAACAAATACAGGTGGAGATACAGATGGACTTGCAGAATTTTCTAATACTGATGGGTTACTTTTACCTAATTACAATGAAAAAGTACAAGCAGTATCTAGTTCATCAGGTGTATTAGCAATAGATGTTTTAAGTGGTAATGTTGTTACTACTACACTTACTGAAAATATTACAGATATAGATTTTACAAATGTTCCTGCTTCAGGTACTTGTGCTATAACTTGGATAGTTACACAAGATGCTTCATCAGCTTATACAGTTGCAATTAATGCAGTAACAGTTAATGGTGGTGGAGATGTTACAGCTTTAACTGCAGGTGCTTCAGGATTTACAATGACAGCAACTTTATCTAAAACAGATGTTGTATCTATATTATTCATAAACGCAGGAACACCATACTTAAACGCAGTACAGGAGTTTTAAATGCCACTAGGTGCAGCTAGATTTGCTTTATCAGGTGGAAAACCACCATTAGAAATAGCATATTTAGTTATTGCTGGTGGTGGTTCTGGAGGTGCACATGGAGGTGGTGGAGGAGGTGCTGGTGGTTATCGTAATTCTTATGCTTCTGAAACTTCTGGTGCTAATAGTTCTACAGAAACATTACTTACATTAATACCAATTACTTCTTATACAGTTACTGTTGGTGCAGGTGGTGCAGGAAGAACTGGTTTTACCAATGGTATTAAAGGTAATGATAGTGTTTTTTCAACAATAACTTCAATAGGTGGTGGTTATGGTGGTTTAGAACCAGTTGGTCCTGGTGGTAATGGTGGTTCTGGTGGTGGTGCTACGCATTATAATTTACAGTATTATGGAGGTGCTGGTACAGCAAATCAAGGTCACGCTGGTGGTAACAACAACCCTAATAGTCCTTATCCTTCTGGTGGTGGAGGTGGTGCAGGTTCAGCAGGAGGTAATGGTTCTGGTTCTACTGCTGGTTCAGGTGGAAGTGGTTTATCTTCATCTATCACAAGTTCTCCTGTAACTAGAGCAGGTGGTGGAGGTGGTGGTGGTACAGACTTTGGTGCTTCAGGTGGTAGTGCAGGTTCTGGTGGTGCTACTGCTGGTGCAAATGCAAATGGTAATTCAAGTTCTGCAACAGCAAATACTGGTTCTGGTTCTGGTGGTGGTGCAAGGTCAAATGGTGATAGTGGTTCTGGTGGTAGTGGTGTTGTAATATTAAGATATCCTATTGCATACGATATTACTACTTCAGGTTTAACAACATCATCACTAAATGTAGTTGATGGAGATGAAAAATATACAGTCATAACAGCAGGTATTGGTGGAACTGTGAGTTGGTCATAATGGCACATTATGCATTTTTAGATGAAAACAACATTGTTCAAGCAGTATATGTAGGAATAGATGAAAATGATTTAACAGAATTACCTGAAAATGTATCATCTTGGGAAGAACATTACACAAATACACAAGGTATGACTTGCGTAAGAACTTCTTATAATACTTATGGTAATCAACACACACTTGGTGGTACTCCATTTAGAGGAAACTATGCAGGAAAAGGAGATGTATATGATACAGTTAATGATGTATTTTATCCCCCACAACCTTATCCAAGTTGGACATTAAATACCAATACTTGGAGTTGGGAAGCACCTGTAGAAAGACCTACTTTAACTGAAGAAGAAATTAATGCAGGTAAATATTATTCTTGGAATGAAGAAACAACTTCTTGGGCTTTAGTTACAATTCCTGAAACACCTTAAAACTTTTGTGATATAATCCTGCTTATGGATTTTATAATTGGGTTTTTATTAGGTTATTTTTTAAAAGAAATTGTATCTTATCTTAAAAGATTAGCTACACCTACTCCAAATGACTGGGATAAAGAATGGGATTGGTTATCTCATGAGGACTTACCATAAATGACAACCAACAATGGCTATACCCAAAAGGAACTTCTCAATATGGTCATTGAAAGACTTGACAGACTAGAAGATAAGCTAGATGCAAAGCTAGATAAAGCAGAGTTTTATAAAGTATTAACGCTACTTGTAGCAATAGGTGGAGTTGTAGCAGCAATAGTAATGTAATGCTAAGACTTCTCTTAGCTTTATTCTTATTAATACCTATGCCTGTATTGGCAGACCATGTACCTACACAACCTGCTTATGGTCAAGACCTTACAACAGATAATACCGCAGGAACTATAACTATTGGTATATTAGGTTCAGATGGATTTGAAGATAGCCCACCTGAAAATTACACAATATTTTTTAGTGGTTCTAGTGGTATAACTGAAACAAATAGCTTCTGTGTTACTACATCTTTTGGTCATCAAACAAACACCTGGCAATACTATACATTTAGTAATGATGATTTAAAATATTACTTTGCAGATTTAGCAGGAGAAAACTTTTATTTTGCAATTAGAAGTAATAATGAAACAGATAATAGTGTTTCTACTTTAACTACTGAAAGTGTTTATAACATTTATGCAGGTCTATCATTTGAATTTAACCAAACAGATTGGTCAGCACCTACAGGAACAGATGCTTGTAATCCTTATGTAGTTACTACAACTACTACTACAACAACTACTATTCCACCTGCTGTACCTGATGATGCAACAAATGTGTCAGTAAACTATCAAGGTAAAGATGTTTATTTTGCCTGGGAATATACAGATGGAAATACTTTAGTAAACGAATTTCATATTAACTACAGCTATGATAATTCTATTTGGGATAGGGTAGTTATTACAGATACTACTGCTAGAACATACACATTAGATTATACAAACATACAAACAGGAACTTTTTACTGGACATTTAGTGTCTGTGGTGACATAGAAAATGGTGAAAGCTGTACAGATAGTGATAGTAATAACTTTGAAACAACAGAGTATGTGCCACCTACTACTACAACTTTGCCACCTCCACCACCTCCTCCACCTCCTGAACCTGAAAAGGTAGAGGTTGTAATGGAAGATGGTTCTACTGCTGAATATGAAACTTATGAAGTAGAAGATGGCACTGTTGATAGAGATAATCAACGTAAAGCTAATGAAGATAAGTATGGTTGTTATATGACTGATGCACAGATAGAGCGTGGTGATTGTGATATAGTTGAAGATAATGAAGAACCAAAGCCCGATACCGAAACAGAGCTTCCTGATGATGATGTTGTGGTACTTGAAGTGGAACCTAAAGATGAAGTGGAAGATATTGAACCTATCAAAGAAGAAGATATTGTTAAAGAGGAAATTAAGATTAATGTTAAGGAGCTTGAAGAAGAATTTGACTTTGAAGAAATTATCGTTGAGATACCTGACGAAGTAATAATTATTGTAGAAGAAAATATTGTAGAAGAAGATATTGTCGTAATTATAGTTGAGGAGGAACTAAATGAAGAAGTTAAAAAAATTACAGAGGAAGTTTTGGTTGAGCCAGTACAGGAAGATGTTAAGAAAGATATTGTAGAACTTACTGAAGAAGAAGTAGCTATAGAAGTTGCTGAAGTAGAGAAAGTTATTGAAGATATTGTTATAGAAAAAGTCACTACTGAAAAAGTCATAGAAGTTATTGAACAGGTTAATGACATTGGTGTACAAAATTTAGACCAAGCAACAGAAGAAGTACAAAAAGTTGTACAAGCTGTTGTTGAAGAAGCTATAAAAAATGTAGAAAATTTATCTGAAGAACAAGTTGCAGTCGTTGCAGAGGTATTACAAGTTGAAGAAAATGATGTTGAAATTATTGCTGAAGCTGTAAAAGAAGATAAAGTTGTAGCTGAAGCTGTAGAAGAATATGTAGAGCGTGCTGTAAAAAATGCAGATGTAGAAAACTATACACTTGCTGATGTAGTTACAGAAGTACAATACGAAAACTTTTTAGAAAATCCAATAAAAACATTTGTAGATTTAGATTTTGAAGGTATAACACTAAGTAACATAGGAGATGACATGACTAACGACCAAAAGGAAAAAGCACAAGAAGTTGTAGTGCCAGTTATTCTGACTAGAATAGCTACTATGGCGGCTTTTGTATTTAGGAGAAGTCTATGATTAACAAGCTATGGAACTGGTTTGTCAAAGCAATAAAAGAAACACTTAACCTTAGTTGGACTTTGGTTGGTTTAGTTATTGCTACGCTTACACTTACTGGTTCTGCACAACAAATCACAGGACTTGCTACTATAATTACATTAGTTGTATGGTTATTAACCATTAGTTTTAGAGATTAGGAGATAATATGGAATGCTGCGGAAGCGGTTGTTGCGGAGATAAATAGTGAAACTACAGGTGGTACGAACACAGTTTGGTAGAGACGCAACAAATGGTTTACTATTTATTGATGGTTTATTTGAGTGTTATACGCTTGAAGACCAATATCAAGAGGTTAAGATTATGCATGAAACTTGTATACCTGAGGGTACGTATGACGTTAAGTTTAGAACAGTTGGTGGGTTTCATGAAAGATATAAGAAACGTTACGGCAATAGTCACTATGGTATGCTTCACTTACAAAATGTTCCTGGTTTTACTTATATCCTTATACACTCAGGCAATACAGATGAACATACATCAGGTTGTCTTATAGTTGGAGAAACACAACAAGACCTTGATGTAAGCGAAGATGGTTTTATAGGCAGCAGTGGTAAAGCATACGTCAAACTCTATGACAAGATTGCAAAACAATTACTTATAGGAAACCCTGTAACTATTGAGTATTCTAAAATTAACTTGACAGATAGTATACAACAATCTGACAGTACATCTGTACAGTTAGATGACGTACAAGAAAAATTACAAGAGATTAATGGAAATGTTCTTAAGTTAAGTGCTAAAATAGATGGCAGAAATATTATATAATGGCTAAGAAAAAGAAAACATACAAGGTATCTAGCAAACCTAAAGTTGCTGCTATGAATGAATACATATATAAAAACATTCGTGAAAGTGATTACAAAGTTAATAGACCTGGTAAGCCAAAAAAAATATATAAAGAACAATTAGCTAAACGTACAAATTTAAAAGTATACAAAGCGTCACCTGCAGAGTTAGCAAGGTCTAAATATAAAGGACCTAAATTTAGCAAACTTCCTGGTGCAAGTAAACCAATGCCTACTTCAATTGCAAAAGGTTTTAAAGTCGGTGACCCAAATTACGTACCAAAGGCTCCTTATGCTCCATCTCCTGATTATGTAGCCCCAAGTCAACAACCAGTAACTAAACAAAGATTAAAAGGACCATTTAAACCAACTGGTAAAATGATTAAAGTTAAAGAAGGTAAAGGATATAAAACTGTACCTGAAACTCGTTATCAACCTAAACTAGACCCACTAAAAGGTTATGGTGGTAAGTCATCACCAATAAATCAAAAGTTTATTAAACAAGCAGGTAAACCTATGTCAGCTACTGCAAAGAAAGCATTAATTACTAGAGGTGCAAAGATTGCAGTTAAAGGTGCGTCACGTTTAATACCTGGAGTTGGTACAGCAATGCTCGTCAAAGATGTTGTAGATATAACTAAGTGGGCAAGTAAACAACCTAAAGTTAAAAAAGCAAGTAAAATTTACGGAACTCAAGCAAACAAAATTTATAAATACAATAGATAATGTTTGTTAAGTTTAAAAGAAAAAGAAACCAAGACGGCACGTTCAAGAAGGACGTTGGGTGGACACCTTGGAATGAAGCATGGGAGTATAAGATGAGTGCAGACCTTAAAGATATGTTAGAGAGAACCGCATGGACCTTCGTAGAAGCGTTTATTGGTGCTTTAACAGTAGCCCCTCTTGTTGGTGTAGAAGCTGAAACACTTCAGTTAGCTGCGTTAGCAGGTGGTGGTGCAGCATTAGCTGTTGTGAAAACATATGCTAAGAAACAAATTACCAAGGGTGGCGTCAACCAAGTTAGTAAATAATGGCACAAGAAAAACCTAAAATGCAGAACGAAGATAAAGCTAAGAAACGCATTATCAAAGAGTTACGTGTTGCTGATGAAATGCGTAAAGCTAGTAAACAGTTATTGGCTTCGGGTACAGCACGTGAAAGTTCTTTAAGAAAAGCTAAAAGATACGCACGTTTAAGTAATGAGTTGAGCATGAGAGCTGACGCTTATTTGTCAGCGTTGAAACCTTTAAAGAAAAAGTATAGTTCTATTAGTAAAAGATACGGAGAGTAATATGCCAGTGTATAAAACAGGTAAGAAAAAACGCTATATGCCTAAACGTAAAAAAGTAAAGAAGTAACTTATGCCAATCGTTTATCGTGGAGAACGTTTTGCAGGTTACAACAAACCAAAGAGAACACCTAAACATAAGACTAAATCTCACGTAGTACTTGCTAAAAAAGGTGATACTGTAAAGTTAATTAGATTTGGTCAGCAAGGGGTTCGTGGTGCAGGTAAAAATCCTAAAAGTAAAAAAGATAAAGCACGTAAGAAGTCTTATTACGCACGTCATAATGCACAAGATAGAAGCCCCGATAAGTTATCAGCACGTTATTGGTCACACAAGGTTAAGTGGTAATGGCTAAGAAACCTGCTAGAAAACCTATTAATGCAAGTACCAAAAAAACTTTACAAAACAAAGCAAAGAACTCAAAGTATACATACGGACAGCTTGCTCAAGTTTACAGGAGAGGACAAGGAGCATACCTATCATCAGGTAGTAAGTCAGCTTCCATGGCAGCTTGGGCTATGGGGAGAGTTAATAGTTTTATTAGGGGTGGTCACCCTCAAGATAATGACATAAAAAAAGGTTCACGTGCCAAGAAAAAAAGTTAAATATGAAAAAGGCGTACCCGCCAAGTATCTTAAAAATAAAAAGAATAGCAAGTCATCTGTTGCTAAAGAGATTAAAGCCACTGCTAAGGCGTATAAGCAGGGTCGTTATATAGATTTAAAAAAGGTTCAAAAGAGTAGAGCTACAAAGAAGAAGTAGGTTCTCGTTGCAAATATCCCATTAGTAGTTCTCTATACGCTACACTAGTACCAACTCTTTGTCTGCCGTCATAGATATCGTGATGATGTTTACAAAGAATAGCTACATTATCTAGGTCAAACTTACGTTTCTTACTACCACCCATACCAATTCCTTTTATGTGTGCTAGCTCTAACCATTTATTATCCGTGCAGTATGCCCACTCACAGGCGTAATTAGCCCTTCTAAGAGCTACTTCTCGCATTTCTGATAGATTGTCCGTCATTTTGTAAGAACTTCATATAGAGTGTATTTAACAGTTAATTCTTCTTCGGGCATAATATCTTTATCCGTTACAAGAGCTTTGATTTCTCTATCTACGTATTTGTATTTACAGTTAGGATACTCGCTATGGTTTAAGAAACCACCTAATGGCGTGCGTACCCACCCATGTTTAAACTTATCATGAGCTACGTGCGTTACACCTATGACTGTATCGTAAGGTATTATGTCTTGTGCGAATATACCAAAACCCTCTATTGTACTTTCTGCTAAGTAAACAATAGAGGGTAAGGGTCTATATTCTTCTTTTATAAACGTCATATAAGGTTTGTTTCTTTAAACCAAGGATTAGTTGATGTACTACTAATAATATGAGTTATGTATTCATTCATAAACATTAATAACCCCTCAAGGTCATCAAATGTTATCTCATTTATTTTGTCATACTTAACTTCTATATCATTGTCTTTCCACATCTTTGATGTTTCTTCTAACTTAGATATATCAGTAGTAAAACAACTGTATCTTTGTCCGTCTTCAAAATAAATTAATTCGTATATCTTCATGACGCTTCCTTATTTACTAGCTCTACTTTATGTAGAGTAGATTGATTTACATTTTGCATGTACTTTTGTTGCAGTATGTCAAGAGCTTTTGTCATGTCATCTGCTTTAATTGTTTTGCGAAATACAATTTCAAATGTGTAATCGTTCATTACTTGTCCTTTCCATTCCAATATGATTTTTTACCTGTCATAATATCTTCACGATAATACTTTGTGTACTCATATTTAATTGTAATCTTACGATTAAACATGTTAAACAAAGTTATTGTTTTACTTCCACGTTCAGTTGTTCTTGGCATAAGTTACTCCCAAGATAAACGCAGTTAACGTAAGCATTAGTATTAATGCTATATCATTCATATACATTCTCCTATTTCTTCTATTGGTACTAAGACACCTTTACTTGCGTTGTCATCACCACCAATAGTTTTGTTCTTCCAATGTTTTCGGGCTAATGCTTTCATACGTTCAATGGGTACAATGTAAACCATTACTATTGTTTCATCTTCACGTACTAACATTAACGCCCAAAACTCTGCTTCTGTTACAGCTATGCCACTAGGTTTACCACGACATTCATATTCAACAAAATGATTGCCTGTAGTTTCCCATATGTGACGTTCTGATTTTACTTCTATACGTTTGCCCTCAAAAAATTCTTTGAGAGTGTCTTCCATTTGTATACCTTTTGCAAGGTCAATGTCAAACTTATTTGTATAGTTATTCTTCTTCTGCATTGTCACGTGCTTCAATGGTTGCGTCAAAGGATAATACAAACTCATCAAGAAGTTTATTTACTTTGTCAACATCAGGTGGTTGTACCTCTAAAGTTTTAATGTACTTAAAACCACCACACGCATTAGCTAAACTTATAGCCCAATCTTGCAGTTTCTTTGGGTCTGAGAAAATACTCATTCCAACACCTTTCACTTGATGACCAATGGTGCCACCCGTCATTGTAAACTAACCAACTAGCTACTTTGGTTGACACGTATGGGTCATATCTATTACTTGTTATCTTGAGCTTAGGTGTAAGCCAAGCCCAAGTATTGTCATTGAATTGCCACAAACCTACATCTTTTGTACCATTTGTGTTTACACCTACTGCAGTTTCTCTACCCGAACTTTCGCAATATATTATCAACATAGCTTTCAATATATCTTCTACTTCAAAGTGTTCTTCTACAGTGGGATACCACTCAATAACGTGTTCTACTTTTTCTTGCGTATCAGAACATAGAATATAATTATCTAAATCTACAGGTGTAAGTGGAGTAGTTACTGCACATGCAATAATTAGTTCTATCATTCTTCTTCTTGGTTTTTGGGTTTCTTGTATTTTATACCTTGAACATGTAATGAGTATGCAACACAGAACTCATCTAAGTCCTTGATATTAAAACACACAAGCCCCTCGCTTGTTCCGTCAGGTTTTGCAACAAATACAAATGGTCTATCATCATTGGGTAAGTTA